CAAGAAGATGGGCTAGAAGAGCCTGTTACCAGTGATGTAGAAGAGGAAAATGAGGAAGAGGTTGATCCGGAAAATCCGGATATTGAAGAGATTGATCAAGATACGCCTATTGAAGAGGCAGAGGAAAACGGAGAAAACCCCGACACCACGGGTGAGGCAGACTCCGAGGATGCAGGCGAGCAGGATACGAGCGAGACTGATGAACCCACAATTGATTACAAGAAAGAGTACGAAAGCCTCTTAGCCACATTTAAAGCCAACGGCAAAGATATGAAGGTCGACAGCGTCGAAGACGCACGTCGACTGATGCAGATGGGCGCGAACTATAACAAAAAGATGTCCGGCCTAAAGCCAAATCTAAAGCATTTAAAGCTGCTGGAGAAACACCAGCTGCTCAATGAAGATAAATTAAGTTTCTTAATTGACCTTAACGAGGGAAACCCAGAAGCAATCAAAAAGCTGTTAACCGACAGCAAGATTGATCCGATGGACCTGAACCTTGATGAGGATGTTAATTACAAACCGGCCCAGCGCACTGTTGACGACCGAGAAGTTGAATTGGATACCGTCCTTGAAGAGTTACGTGACTCTGAGACGTATGACCAGACTTTGAATATTGTTGGCACTAAGTGGGACGACAAGAGCAAACAGATCGTAGCTGATCAACCACAACTGTTGAAAGTAATAAGCGGTCACATAGCTAGTGGCGTTTATGACTTGATAAGTACTGAGGTAGAAAGGGAACGAATGTTTGGGCGTTTAAGCGGTGTTTCTGACATCGAGGCGTATAGGCAAATAGGCGATGCCATGCAAGAAAATGGTGCATTTGACCACCTGTTCTCAAACGAGAAAGTACCGGTCAAAAGTCCATCAAAAGCGGCAGCTCCAAAACCTATCGTTAACGATGCAAAACGACGGGATAAACGCAGGGCTGCAAGCCCATCCAAACCGGCTGCACCTACGTCGTCAGGCAAAGCGGACTACAACCCGCTTAGTATGTCAGACGAGGAATTTTTGCGGCTAGACCCTAGTCTTTATTAAGGAATAAACGATGTCTATTGAATATAACGATCCCATTGGAGGAACACCCTCCGACATGGGCAGTCAGATTCGTACTGACCATTTTATAAAAACCGCGCTCATCGAGGCTCGAAAGTCACAGTACTTTCTGCCGCTGAGTGGCACAACTAACCTGCCCAAGAACATGGGTAAAAAGATCAAGAAGTATCACTACTTGCCTTTGCTCGACGATGCCAACATCAACGATCAAGGCATTGACGCTGCTGGTGCATCAACTGCAATGAAGATTACCTTCAAGTTTGTGCCCCCTGGAGTAAAAATTGCATCAAACCAGCTCAACGTTTTAACGATTGTTGGTGAAGGCGCTAATGCTGCAGCTGCTGTTACAGCTGCTGAAACTCAAGTACAACTTGAAAGCTTAGTTCAATCATCTGGTTATGCTCTTGTTGCATGGGACACTAACTGGGATACCACTATTGCAGCGTATGTTGCTGCTGGTTGGAAAATCAATGACACAATTCAAACTGGCATTGATGGTGCAATATCTGCAGCGGTTCCTGGCACAGGTAACCTGTACGGCTCTAGCAAAGATGTTGGCGCTATCCCCGGTAAACTCCCAGCTCTGACTGAGAACGGCGGACGTGTTAACCGAGTTGGTTTCAAAAGAGTTGAAGTTGAAGGCTCTATTGAGAAGTTCGGATTCTTTGACGAGTACACCCAAGAGTCTCTGGACTTTGACTCTGATGCTGATCTGCAAACGCACATCAACCGTGAAATGCTTAACGGCGCTTCTGAAATTACTGAAGACGCTCTACAAGTTGATCTGTTGAACTCAGCTGGCGTAGTAAAATACGCGGGCGGTGCTAGCCAGAACTCTGACATCGATGTTAACGACATTGTCACCTATCTTGACCTCATGCGTCTTGGTATCGATCTTGACAACAACCGCACACCTAAGCAGACAAAAGTTGCTACAGGTACACGGCTTGTTGACACTCAAACGATTCCAGCTGGTCGAGTCTTGTTCTGTGGATCTGAGCTTCAGCCTACGCTTGAAGCAATGAACGATCTCCACAGTAATCAGGCTTTCATTGCAGTTCAGCATTACGCAGCTGGAGCAACTGTATTGAACGGCGAGATTGGGATGATTGGCCAATTCAGGATCGTAATTGTTCCTGAAATGCTCAAGTGGGAAGGTGCTGGTTCAAACGCCACCGGTAGTGCAACTAACTACGAAACTAATGGATTGTTTGACGTCTTCCCAATGCTTGTTGTTGGTGAAGGTGCTTTTACAACTATTGGTTTTCAAACCGATGGCAAGACTGTGAAATTTAAGATTAAAAACAGCGAGCCAGGCTCTCCCGAGTCGTATGCCACAGATCCGTATGGTGAGACAGGATTTATGTCCATCAAATGGTACTACGGCACACTCATTGAGCGTTCCGAGCGTATTGGTCTAATCAAGACTGGTGCAACGTTGTAAGACTTTTGATCCCCCTGAAAGGGGGGATCATTCTTTTTTGTTAACGGAGATTTAACCGCAATGTCTGAAGAAGATACTTATCCAGAAGATGACGAGATGTTACCGATTGAGAGTGAACTAGATTCTCTCAAGCAACGGGCAACTCAAATGGGTGTTCCATTTAGTCCGAATATCGGAGTAGATACTTTACGCGAGCGTGTTGCCGCAGCTGTTAAGGGTGAAGAAGCCCCAAAAGAAGCTAGCGCAGTATTCCAAGAGCCTATTCCAGCTACACCAGTTACTGATTTACCTGTGCCGTTTGTTCAAGAAACAGACGCTCAAAGACGAATGCGGCTTAAAAGAGAAGCCAACACATTAGTGCGTGTGCGCGTGGCATGCATGAATCCGAACCGAAGAGACCATGATGGCGAAATATTTACAGCCGGTAATGGTGTAGTCGGTACGTTTAGAAGAATGGTTCCATTCAATGTTGACTGGCATGTTCCAGGCATTATTTTAAACATGATAGAAGATCGTCAGTGCCAAGTTTTTAGCACTGTTACAGGGCCAAAAGGGCAAAAGTCTAGAGTAGGAAAATTAGTTAAAGAATTTAGTGTTGATCGCCTTGATCCTTTAACTACTGCAGAACTAAAAGACTTAGCTCAACGCCAGGCAATGGCTAGTGGCACAGCCGCTTAATAGCTAATAACTAGGGAATAAATAATGGCCGTAGCAATATTAACGACTGACTTAACGACAGGTGCTCTTGATGGTACTGGTGTATTTGACCAATTAATGCGGTCAGTAAAGCCACACATTAAAGCCGAATACGATAGTGGTCGAATCAAGGGTGCTGAATATTCTCAGGTTTACTTGGCAGCTGTAAATAGTGCTATGAGCCAGTCTATTGAATTTTTGTTAAAGCAAGATGCAACTAAAGCTCAAAATGAAATACTAGAGCAACAAAAACTACAACTGGTCGCAGAAACAGCAAGCTCAGTTGCCCAAACTGCAAGCGCAGTTGCTCAAACAGCACTTTTGACTGAGCAAAAATCATTAGTGTCTAAAGACATTTTGCAGCGTACTCAAGAAACACTTACTGAAATTGAAAACACTAACGTAGCAACAGCAGCTAAATGCAAATTGCAGGCAGAATTTCATTTACTTGAAGAGCAGAAACTAAAAACTGTAAAAGAAAAAGGACTTCTTGAGCAAAAAATTGCTACTGAAACAGCTCAAACTAGCGGTTCTGCACTCGCTTCTACTAGTGTTATTGGCGCTCAAGTTGCGTTGTACGCCGCTCAAAAAGACGGATTTCTTAGAGACGCTGAGCAAAAAGCTGCGAAACTTTTCTTTGATACTTGGAATGTGCGTCGAACTACGGATGTCACTGTTGCTCCCACAGCAACGACCGCAGCGGGGGCAGGCAATCATCTAACTGACGCAGATATCGGACAAGTAGCCACTAAGTTGAAAACAGGTATTGGTCTTTAATATCTCAGCTTAATTTTACTAACTCACCATAATTAGGGAGCAATCGCTCCCTTTTTTATATCTGTAAGGTAAGTTTATGGGCTGGTTTAGTACAAAAAGAAAACACTTTGTAGATACTTCTGTTGTAAGAGTAATAGAAGATGATCAGGTGCCTGACTCTGTAAAAACAGCGTTAGTTGAAAGTATCTTTGCCAAAGACACTACTATTACTGAAGCAGTAAAAAACCAAGCGCTTAACGGCCCGTACCGCAATTTTGAAAACATGTATCAATACGCAGAAAGAGGCGATTATTACTATGGCTT